TTCAAAGCGGCCAAGGTTGGTCCGCCGCGTTTGATAAACCGGGTACGACCGTCAAACTCCGCGCCGTCAAACTGAAATGCCGGCGCTAAGGCGTTAATAGCGTCTGCAGCACTCGTCGCTGTCGCGATCGTAAAGCCTTTGACGCGATCGGTAAGTTGGGATACGTCGATGTCTTCGCCGAGCAAGCCTTTCCGCTCGCACAAGTCGGCCACGATGAACGAGAGGAGGGGGTCTTCAGGAACGACAGCCGTGTTCAGATTGCAATAGCAAGCCGTGGTGATACCTACAGGGTAGCCCGTTCCGTAGACCAATCCTGGCGGCATCTCCCCTAGGAAGACGGCTTGAGCATATGCGCTCTCCCAAAACGTTTCGTTGTCATCCGGACTGCCCACGACGGCGGCGGGGCCAACGGGATATTTTTGGATGTACTGATGCGAGATATCAAGCTGACGGGCTTGAAGTTGACGGAACGAGCCCGTCACGGTTTGGCATTCACCTACCTGATGAATCGTCCCGTCGGGTGCTACGTAGAAACCCGGAGAGTCGGGGATAGGTAGCCACGTGGGGTCCGCGAAGATGACGCAGTTTGGAACAACGCGTGCAGCGACTACAGTGTCCGGAGAAATCCAGAATGGCTCAGCAAGGATATTGTAAATTGCGTCCGGATTTGAAGTAGGCAGTGGAGTGTTGGTGATAACGCCGTTCTGATAAAAGTGCGTGCCTGTCCCATTAGAGGTTTTCGGGGAGTACAGGCCCCCGTTGCAGAGATCCCTCGTGAGTAGCGAAGCGTCAATACCACCAACCACAATGTTCAGGAAATCCGTGGTCGTGTATACGAACCCGAGAACTCGGGCGTTTGTCGGAGCCGCTATGGGAAAAAAAGGTGCGGAGTCATACTGCGCGCCATTATTGTAATGGTAGGTGTACGCCCACCCCATCATCTGACCCAACTTGGTCAACCCTTCGGCGGCGGCTACTGCGGCCGATGCTGCGCCCAGGTCCGTCGTCCACAAAGCCGAGTCAATGTCTGCCTGTGTGGGGACAGCCGCGTACTGGTATGTATTTGTTGATCGAGGATCGGTCAGTGATGTGGCAAACGGAGACCACAAAGGAGTGTGGTACTTCTGCGCGTCGTAAGTGCCGACATCGTAGCTAGTCGCCAGCTGGATCACTTCAAACTCAAGTTGAGGAATCGAGCCGCCACGGTCCGTCAGGTCTTCGTCGCGGATGACGACATAAGCTAGGCCGCGGTTGGCGGGCACATTCTCTGCGCCAAAGATGGCCTGAAGCGCACTATTCGGGGTCTGCGTCTCGTCGCCGAGGTAGAGGTCCATCTTCTGCGCGTACTTAGCCGACGCCGCCCGAGCATCATGGCTCGTTCCTACCGGCGGCCGGGCGTCGTACACCAGTTTGCCATCACGCCATATGCGACGCACCGCTTGAATCGGCCCTTCGCAAATGCCGATAGCATAAGTGCGCGTGTAGTAATAAGTGGTCGTCTCGGTTCCCGAGCCCTTACCGCTGTCCTTTTTCTTATGCTCCTGGAGCGTTCCGGTCGCGATGATATTGCCCGAGATCCGAACCGACCCATAGGTAATAGGAATGGGCACGCCGTCCTGCGAGGTCTGCGTCTGAGCGTCAGTGAGACGCGGGCCCTTAACCTCTACCGGGTCAACATACCCACCCACCATCGAGCCAATCGCAAAGCCCAACTGGGCGTTACCGAAGTAAGCACCGATGGCCGTACCGACAATGGCAAATCCGGTACGTACACTCACGGGCGATACACTCCTACCAGGCGATCAGTCCAATAACGATCCATGTCGTGCTCGACTACGCCGGTGCTGCCGGCATGTGAATGAATCATGCCCTTGTCGGTCCGAATAGCCAAGTGCTGCGGCTCTCGAGTGATGCGGAACAGGAGGATATCGCCAGGTTCTGAGGGCTCCTCCACGCGGGTAAAATTGGATTCCAATGCGCGCAGGAGGCCATCTCGCCAGGGATGCCGTGTGTACCCGGCCAAATCGACCAGCTCCCTACCGCAATCCCGGAACGCGAGGACCAATAGGCCTGCGCAGTCCACGCCGAGTCGAGACCGGCCCTGATGACGCCAGGGTACGCCTGCGTAAGCCCGGGCAGCCTCGACCACGCTGAGCGTCACTGGCTCGCTCCGGGCGTCTGGATGGCCTGGCTGTCCGCAACCGGGATGAGCGGCTCGCCCCGGAAGTAGAGGGGCCACCTATCCCGCCGCGGATCGGTGCAGCCCGCCTGCGTCTTGGGACAATCGATCCGGATCCGGAATGTGTCGCCGGGCTCAGGCGGGTAGTACAGCGGCAAGAGGAGGGAGACCTGACCGCTAGCGAAGCCAATCACCTCCAGCGTGCGCGGCGCGTTCTTGCCGGTCAGGAACTGAATGGCGCCCGGAACGTAGTAATTGTCTGCTGCAGCCAAGTCTGTATGGAATTGTGTGGTCGGGTCGGCACCCTGCGCGGTAACCGTGCCGTTGGTCCAGACGAGAGTGGCCCCACACTTGGCATCGCCGTACTGCGCACGGCAAGTAAGCGAGTAAAGCTGGCAGACGTTCTGCTGGAGCGGCTGGGCCAACCCGCGATACTCGCTAATTACCTGCCCGTCCTGAATCGTGCATTCGCCCAAGGAACCCTTGCCAAGCCACTCATGGCCCATCGTGAGGTCGGCGTAGTTGACCTGGTAAATCCGCAGCTTGGCATAGTCGTATAGCCCCGCTCGAACATCTTGCGGATTAATACCGGTGTCCAGGTTGGCCAACAGCCCAGCCACCTCCGCATTCTCTACGGTCAACGCACCTTGCATGGAGATGGTGGAGGGGAGCATACCCTGCGAGGCGTCGTAATCGACCGGGCCGTCGCCATCGTCATACATGACGTTGATGTCCAAGTCCGTAAACCCCATCACGACGCCATCGGTACGCTCCAAACGCATCAGCTTGCACAACGTGGTCGTCGGGCCCGCTTTGTGTGCTTTCATCGCGGGGCTGATCGTCTTCAAAGAAAGACCTCCAGCAATGCCACGTCGCCGTTCAGCGCGTTTGGGTTATCCAGAGTGAAAGGCAATTGATCGGTGTTGAAGCGGACAGGCACATCGAACTCCCCGGACCAAGTAAGGGTAGCGCCGACAGCCCACGCGCCGCTCGGCGTGAATAGGCCCGTCGTATCATCCACGCTGCCCGCGACTAGCGTGCCGTTAGCGCGTACCTGGACGGTGCTGGCCACCGGCTTAACTATCTTGCGAGCGTACCCTTCGGCCTGAGTCTGGTACTGCTTGAGCAACTGGACCGGGGTCGACCCGGCCGGGGAGACGCCCAGAGGCGCATCCGTAGCACGGTAGTCCGTCCAGTCCTTGAATCGGAACGCGTATGCCTGCCCTTTGGCCACGTAAAAAGCGGCTTTGATCGACTCGAATACTTCCTGATCGATGTTCAGAAAGGGCGCGCTGAACTGATGGCGCGGATTAACCCAGCTCTGGTTGCGGTACTCACGCCCGTTAGCCAGCGTATTAACGCGCGTACTGAAGGTCGGGCCGCCACTGAAGGTGTAGGCCGGGCATGCGTCCAGAAGGCGTTTTTCGATGAACTCGGCCATCAGCCGTTCCTCGCAATGGCCCGGCTGGCCTCTCGACCGGCGGCCTGGGCCAACTGGTCCTGCGTGCGCCGGTCAATGGCGCCTTGGACCACATAAGTTACGTTCAAGCCGTTGCGACCCGTGCCTTTTCGCAGAGCCTGGTTGGTCATGATCGAGCCATTCGTGGAAGGCATGAAAAACTCCGGGCCATGTTCGCCCACAAGGTAACCGCGGCCTTGGCCGACCGGACCGCCGCCGGCGCGCGCACCACCAAAGAGATTGCCGAACCAACTGGCGGCGCTATCCAACCAGCTACCGCTGCTGCCAGTGACGGCCGCCTCGGAGTTGCGAATATTGGCCGCTTCAAACGGGCTGGCCGTGCCGCTGCTGCCCAAGAGACTCGACAGGGAGGACAGACCGCTGCCCGCCACGCCTCCCACCTGACCGGTCTTGTCGTAGTTGCCGAACAGGTACTTGGCGATGTCGGCCGCCACGATCTGTGCCGCCGCCTTGCGCAGCATGTCGTCCAGCCCGTCGAGGAAGCCTTTGAATCCTTTCTTCGCTCCTTCACCGCTCAGCGCATCGGCGATAGAACTCTGGATGCTCTTGGCCGCGCTAAGGGCGAACTGGCCGGCCGTGTCGCTCTGCTTCTGCAGGTCGTCGATGGTCTTTTTGTGGATGGTGTCCAGCGCCTGCAACTGCGCCTGGTAATCGTCCGGGCTGATCTGGAGCGATTCGAACTGCTTGTCAAGCGCCTCCAGGCTTTTCTCATAGTCACGATTGGCGACAGCCAGCCCCGTGACGCCCGCCGCGGCGCTCTGCGCGTCCTTGGCCTGCGCCTGAAGATCGAGGGTCGTCTGGTGCGCGCTGAGCTCAGACTGCGCGATTGACGCGTCCTCGGTCGCCTTGGCCAACGCTTTCATCTTGTCCGTGAACGCGTCGACCTGCGCCGTCGGGATGCCGTCCTTCGTGTACTTGGCCGCCTGCTCCGTGATCTTCACGAGCGCTTCGTTGTAGGCATCGACGGCCGGGATGTTCGTCTTGTTCAGCGACTGGCTGGCGTCGTCGATCGCCTTCTGCATATCCAGCGTGGCCGACGCGACGCGCTTGGCCTGGGCTTCCGCTTCGGATTGGGCCTTGCGTGCGGCACGGTCCGCTTCGGACTGGGCCTTACTGGCCGCTGCGGCATTCTTCTGGGCGTCAAGGAACGCCTGCTGTTTCTTGAGTGCATCGCCGTCCGATACCGGTGATGCCGTGACCGCCTTCGGCACGCTGTTCTCGAACGCCGCCGCGATACCCGCCGCACTCTTGCCCGATCCTTGGCCGAAGGTGGACAGCACGTCCTTACCTGCGGCCTTCAATTCCTTGGCGCTGGCCGTCGCGGCGTCGAGGTCCGCCTTATCCTGCTTGATGGTCGAACTGAACGTCCCGGTTGCCAGGTTCTTGAGCGCTTCCGGACCAGTCGAGTCGGCCGCCAGCTTGGCAGCGGCGGTCAGTTGCTTGAACTGAGCGACAAGACCCTGCACGCCGATGACAGCCAGCTGCACAGTGTCATACACGTAGCGCACGGCGTCGCCGACCGTCTTGACTGAGTCTGCCTGGTTGCTCACGTCCTGGAAGCGCTGCTCGAGGACGAGAAGGTCGGGCAAGAGGTTGGCCGCTAGCTGCGTGGCGAACCCCTCAACCTGTGTCTGCAGCCGCGTGATGTTGTCGTTGAACTCCTCCGCGGCCTTGCCGGTCTGCGTGTCGATCACGACGCCGAACCGCTCGGCCTCGTCACCCAAATCCTTAAGTGACGCCGCGCCACCGTTCAGCAGCGGGATCGCGTTGGCGCCGGACTTGCCTAGCAACTGGATGGCGATGGCCGTCTTACCGGCGCCGTCGGGCAGCGCCTGGAACAGGTCGGCCAAGTCGGCCAGAACCGCCGCCGGCGACCGCAGTGAGCCATCGGCATTCTTGACCGCGATGCCCAGCGAGGAGAAAGCCTGCGCCTGCGCGGCCGTGCCCTTGGCCGCCTCCACCTGATTCTTGGAGAGCTTGGCCAGCGTGGTGGTGAGGTCTTCCGTGGACACGTCGGACAGCTTGGCCGCGTATGCGAGCTTGCTAAATTCCTCCGTGGTCACGCCGACCTTCTGCGCGGCCTTGCTGAATTCGTCCATCTGGTCGAGAGACCGACGAACAGCCTCCTCGACAGCGACAAACCCGGCCACGATACCGGTGCCGATCGCTGCGCCAGCCGTGGCCGCAGCTTTGCCGATCTTATCCATCGTCTGCTCGGTCAGGCGTTGCGCCTTTCCGAGGTCGTTCTGCAGGTTGGCCGTCTTGGCCTGGAGGTCAATGGTCAGTGTGCCGAGCGATTGGCTAGCCATTCCCCATTAACTCCATAGCAAAACGTTCCGCCTCGTTGAGCACCGGCTTGACCGGCCACGGCATGAAATCTCCCAGGTTTCCCCGGTAGTCTTTAGCGTTCATCGCCACGTGCCAATAGGCCGCCAACGCTGCGGGCCTATCGTACCGCCTTTCCAGGTCCAATGGGCCATGCTTCTGCCGGTACAGCCCCCAGCGGTGCATCTCGCCAGAGGTCATGCGCGTCTTCATCTCGCTGACCGTCATCCCCCCGAGGAACCCGCAGAGCTCGTGCTCCCAGTCCTCGAGGTCGGTTAGTTTTTTGGGGCGTTATCCCCGAAACCGTTAAGCTCCAGCGCCTTCGCGTGGACAAGGACGCCCAATTTGGGAGGCAGCGCGGCAGCGCGCTCATAGCTGATCGGCGCGAGTTCGCCCGATTCGTCCTCGGCGAGCACGAGCTGGGTCAACATCCACGGGTTACGCTGCTGGCCTTCCGGCATCTCGCCAAGCCAGAGGTCGCCTGCGTTGCCGTAACCTTTCTGGACGACGGAAAACTCGATCGTCTGACCGTCCCATTCGACGGAGGTCGGAACGGGGGCCGCGGCGACCTGCGGGAAGTCGGAAAGTTTCATGTGTTCTCTGCCTGTAGGTAAGGATCGCACCGACCGGGGCGGCGTCCAGGCAGGAAGCGCCGTGGCTCCCCGGTCGGTGCGAAAGGGTTACGACTGCGGATTAAGCGGCGTGGTCGCCTTGTGAACGACAACCGACCCGGAGCGCTGGATCGTGATAGGCGACTTGACCACGTTGTTGGCCGCGAAGTCCATGCCGAACTCGGCCACGTAGCCGGTGAACTCGACGAAGGAGCGCGTGGCCGGGAAGGTGACCGTGCCACCGCCGCCAACGATCGGGCGCGGGCGCGCGTCCGGATCCGTGCCGGCAACCGAACCGTCCGAGAAGCCGACGTAGAACTGGGTGTTGGCGCGACTATCGCGCAGCGCCTGCAGCTCATCCAGCGACGCGTCGTTCACGTCGTAGTTGGTGCTGGAGGTCACCTGGCCTGGGCTGGACAGGCCGCCAACGTAGGTGCGGTCGGTCAGCTCGGAGAGGCAGGTCGTCTCGACCTGGTCGGCCGTGCCGGCGCCGACACCGGTGATATCGGTGACGCAGTTGACGCGGAGAATGGTGGGATCGCCCGTGCCCTCGGCGGGGACGAGCACGTAAAGGTCGCTGCCTTGGGTCTTCATTACCACGGGATTATCCTCGATGTGTCCAAAACTCAAAATCCATACGGTAGCGGTAGCTTACCGTATCGGGGTCGCGTTCGGTATTGCCAAAATCGACCATGTACCCATGGCCCTCGAGCACGTTGCGGATCGCGTCCGCCACGCTGTTCACGCTGGCCGCGCCATTCTTGCCGGCGCCGCCGTCACCCCAGCAATCCATCTGCACGCGCACGTCGTCGATGTCCGGGCGGTCCGCCAGATAAACCTCGGGCGTGCCGGAGACAATCTGCCAGGTCACGTAGGGGTAGACCGGCTTGGCCGGCGCCTCGCCGAACGGGTAGACCCGCGTGTTGGGCGCCGCGCCGAGCAGCGCGGTCACGGCGGCATTGCCGGAGAGGATGGGAAAGAGCGGCGGGATCATGCTTTAAGGGCCTTGGTGACCGCGCGGGCCAGACTGGCTCGGAAGCCCTCGGCGATGGCGTCAATGGCCTCGCCTGCCTTGGCATCCAGCGAGGGGCGCAAAAACGGTTGGGCCTTCTGCTTCTCCGTGCCGAACTCCAGAAAGCGCCAGTAGGCGGGCCGAGTCTTGAGGTCGGTGGTCTTGCCCACGCTGCCCGCCTTGCGCGTTTTCTTCGTGCTCTTCTCGGTCAGCGCCGCGCCGCCCAGCACGCCCACGGAGTAGGCGACGGCGATACCGGCCGGCTTGCGCTTCCGCTTGCGGACGGCGATCTGGTCGCGAATGAGGCCCACGGTACGATCGTCGGTCGGGTTGCGCAGGATTGGCGCGCGGCGCTTCGCCTCGGCCGCGATGACCGCCGCGCCCTTACGCATCGCAAAGGGGGCCGCGTTCTTCTTGATCGAGTCGGGCAGATTGGCCAGCGCGTAGAGCACGTCGTCCAGGCCCTCGATGGTGAAATCAGCCACGGTTCGCCACCTCGACCTCGGGCAAGACCACCGTTTGCCCCTTGAGCGTATGTGAGCAATCCCCGAGAAACTGGATCTTGCCGTCCGTCACGAAGGAATGGCATACGTATTTGCCGACCTCTTTCGTATCCTCCTCGTTATAGATCGGATGCGACGCCAAGACACTAGGCGTGAACGTGGGTTTATCAAAGTCGCCATTGAAGCCCCAGTGTGGGGCGTTAATGGTGTGCGGCGACTCGGTTTCACCCGGAATGGCGCAATGCACTTGATGGTGCCGAACGAAGTCGGTCTCCGTACAGCCAGGACAGGCAAACATCAGGCCGTAAAGTCGGCCTTCCTCGTCGCGCACGACTTTTACCTTAGCCATTGGCCACCTCCCACGCCAGACCTGACATGATTTCCTCGAGCGTAAACTGACGCCAGGCCAGACGGTGCAGCCAGGGCTCGCGGTTCGTCTCGTCGATACCGTACGCCATTCCTCCCGCGTCTTCCACATGGGTGGGCTTGCCGGCGAGCAGTGCGTCGACGCCAGCGTTGGAATTCCAGCAGACGACCAGCTTGGCGCCAGCGAGCGCGCTGTCCAGGTTGCCCACCAAATCAATGGCACCATGGACGGGCCGCGGCCGCTCCCGACGGTGCGCCAGCGGGTGGCGGCGGAACAGTGCATCCGGGTGGAGCGTGGCTTGCCGCTCGTACCAGTCGTGGAGGTCTCGGCCCTGCAGGCTCATGTCGCCCGGCACCTGCCCGCAGATGAGCGTGTACTGGCCGGCTGGGTTCCACTCGCGGTATAGGTGGTCAAAGTGCTGGCGAAAGCGCTCGCCGTGGTCGTCCACGATGGGCATCTCGCCGCGGTTGTTCAGACCGTTCCACGCCAGACTGGTCCAGTTGAACCGGTCGCCAAGATAGCCGCGTTCCATGACGAGCACCTGGGCGCCTCGGTCACGATGCTGCAGGCCCTCACGCCAGCCCCAGCATATGACCGTATCGTCCGGGCCGGTGTTGGGCGCACGGTGCGTCAGAGTGCTGCGCAAGCCGTGACGGAGCAGGCCAGCCGCCATGGCCGTTGCATGAGTCATCTGGTGCGGGGCGCGCGGGCTGGCGATCAGGGTGATCACGGAATGACTACTCCGATGCCCATAGCGGACCCGGGCGAGACGAACTCGACCACGTTGGCGCCGCAGGCCTTGATCTCGGCCCACAGGCGGGGCACCTCGACGCCGCGGCGCGTTACGCGCTCGAACTGGCCTTCCCCGACGATATCGTGGAACGCGATGATCGGCGCCAGGTCGCGGTACGCTTCCCAGTCGGCCTTCACACCCTCGTAGGTGTGGTCCCCGTCGATCAGGATGGCGTCGTAGGGGCCGATTGATGCAATCTCGTATTGAACCGAAGGGTCTGTGCTGTTCCCGAGCAATATATCGGTTACGTACCCTCGGTCTTGCAGGTCTATAACCGCCTTGCGTAGCTGCGCACCCGTCGTGGATTTGCCCCATAAACCGCCCGGAAGGTCAACAGCCAGACCGAAGGACTTGGGCGGAAGCGCGCGCATCACTTCCCAAAACGTATCACCTTCCCGGGCTCCGATCTCGGCATAGCGCGTGACGCCTCGGTCACGTAGCATCTGGATGAATGCCGTCAGCTCCCCCTCGTCCTGCGACGCGCGACGGCCGGAGAAAGTGGTCAGCATAGAACGTCCTCGGGATCGGCGAACGGGAAGCACGCAAGGGTACTGATCGGCGAGCAGTTGAAAACAGGGACGCCGGCCCAGCGCGCGAAGGCTTTGCGCATCATATCGAAACGCGCGGGCAATGTGTTCTGGAGCGGCGCCGGGTGCGGGCCAAAATAGTGCGTCCCGGCCAAATCCACGCCGAACAGGAAAATACGGGTCGCGCCGAGCAGCTGGGCCACGTGGCAGCCGAGCAGGCCGGAATTGGTCGAGGTGGGCAGTGCGAGGCGCTCGGCCGCCGGCACGTCACGCCCGACGGTGAAGCGGCGCCCGGCGAACTCGCCCGCCTCGGGATACGCGCGCCACCACGCTGCGTCACTGGCGGCCAAGGCCTTGGCTTCCGGCAAGAGGCGGTAGGCGTCGCTCACGGCGACCACGTTGTGACCTACCGCTCGCGCGGCGAGCTCAGGCGACATACTCGGCCCGGTGGCCATGACGAGCCAGTCAGTCACGGAGGTTGTCTCCGAGGGTGTACGGGGCTGTGACGTATTCCAAGCCGCTGTCCTTGTCGGGCAGCCAGCCGGCGGGGTTAAGCACCTGGCCGTTGTGGACGACGCGCAGGTTGGATGCCAGACCGTCGCGATAGCGGATGACGATCCGGCCCGTGATGGCCGACTGGACCGCCGCGGCCTGAATGAATTCGCGCGTGCTCAACGGCTCGATCGCCGCCCACACCTCGGCCACGAGTTGCCAGGTGGTGATGACGCCGCCCGTGTCAGGGTCGCGCGTATCCACCGGCTGCTCGATCCGGACACGGTGACGCAGGCGGCCGGCGGCGAGGGTCATCGGACGACAGGATCGCGCAGTGGGTAAAGCAGGGCGGTGACTGCGGGCGGGACAAACCCCATCTGGAAATCCGTGGATTCGTCGCGCTGCTTGTATAGGTAGCCGAGCATCAAGCACGTGGCGGCGTACACCTCGTACGGAACGTCCGGGTCGCCGGCGCTGTCCAGCGGAATAAACCCGGCCGAGTCGTACAGCCGTTCCACGCCGGACTTCAGATAGTTGAGCACGACGGCGCTCGCCGCGTGGATCTTCAGCGTGAGGTCGTTGGCGTCCGCATCCCCGTCCACCCGGAGGTGGGCCCGGGCCTGGGCCAGAGTGATCAGCATGGTCATGCGAGCTTCACCGGCTTGCCCTCGGCGCTGCGGTCGATGCCGTTGCGGCCATCACGGCCCTTACGGACCGCCAGGCGCCACTCCGGTTCAGCTTCGGCCGGCATGGTCTTTGTGCCGTCGACTTGAGCAATCCAGAGGTTGCCGCCCCAGCTAACCGTGTCGCCACGATCGTAAGACTTACCCGCCGAATAAATGCCGCGATCCAGCAGCCACGACGCTTTCCGCGTGACCGACTTGGCCCCTTCGGCTGTGCCCATGGTGAGCGTAACCGTGCGCGCCTCTTCATCCACGAGAAGATCGAAGTCGGCCAGCTCCGTCGCGTCTTTACCGTCTCGAGGTGCCGGAATGCGCTCAATGGCGCGCTGCAGAATGTCCTGAGCACGGCGCTCGAAGTCCAGCGCCCACGTTGAAATGTACGATTCGAGCAGGCCTTTCACCTGCTCGATCGTGACGCTCTTGCCGTCCTTGGGCGCTGGGATAGCGGAGATCGCCTCGTCCACGCGGGGCGAGAGGACGGCCAGTACCTCGTCCAGCTCGACCGACTTACCAGGAACCGGCTCGGGGATGGCGGCCAGCAGCGTCGGCATCACGTCATCGATGGTCACGCTGGTGCCCGGCACAGGGGAGGGGATGGCGGCCAGCAGCGCCGGCATCACGTCATCGATGGTCACGCTGGTGCCGTCCTTGGGCTCGGGACGATCCTCCAGCGTTGCGAGGCGTTCAACCAGAGGTGCCGTGGCGCGGGTTACCTGGTCGCGAACAAGATCGGCCATCTGCTTGGCGAACTGGATGGGATCGTTCACGTGGTCAACTCCGCGCGTAGGGCTTTCGTGAAGTCATCGTACCATTTTGCCGCGGCAGCGTCGGCCGCCGGCGAAGGCTCTACGGCAGGATCCGGCGTAGTGGTGGGTTGGTCGATCACGAAGGGATTAGGCAGGGCGTCGCGCTTGGCCAGAGCCTCAAGACTGAAATTCTGCTGCTGAAGGAAAATGGTGTCGCCGCCGTCCACCGGTGGGTAGCCGAGCTCGCGCCGCGCCTCGTTGACCGTTAGCAGCCCATCGTCTCGCGCCTTGCCGATCGAGGTCCACAGCGCCTGCGTGTCCATGCGGAGCAGGCCCTTTAGGTCCAGCTCAATACGGTACGGGTCGGCCGCCAAGCCTTCGGTCAGGCAGAGCTCGAGTGATTCGATCAGCGTCTGGAGGCACTGGTCATAATACTGCCGGTTGGCCAGCTCACCATTGGAGTAGGTAGGCGTGACGCCCACGCCGACCTTAAAGCCCGGCATGTGGAAGGCGCTGCAGATCTTCTCGTCGGTCCACTTGAGCTGTTCAAGCATCTGGGAGTCGGCGCTGCTCATGGTGAGGCGCTCGTACTTCAAGCCGTCACCGACCACGGCAATTTTACCGGCGTTGCGGCCGGTGTAATTCTGCTCGAAGTAATCCTTGACACGCTGGGCCGATTCCGGGTCGATGTTGCCCGGCGCGGTCAGAATGCCGCCAGGTTGCCCGCCGTTCTCGAAGAAACTCACGCTGTTGCGCGTCGCCTTCTGCGCCAAGTAGGCGGGAAGGCCTGCGGCGAAGATGGGCGAGAGCCCTACCAGCGGGTGAAAAATGCAGTTCATCCGATCGTGAATGATCTCAGACGCCGGAACCGTAAGCGTGCCCTGCTGCAGCCCCGCCAGGTTGTCGTTGGCCAACTGGTAGAAGATGTCGCCGGCGGGCGTCACCAGCGGAATGACACGGCTCGGGTCGAGCACGTAAAGCTGTGTGACCACGCCGCGGCCGTCGCGCTGCTTGAGCACGTAGGTATTGCCGCGCAGCAGCTTGCTGGTCAGCCAGGCCTCTTTAAACTGGATCTGGTTCTGGTACGCGTTGGGCCGCGTAAGGACAGGCGTGTAGGCCGGGCTGGTTGTGTCCTGCCAGATACCGTCCGGAGTTTGCTGCCGCAGACGCAGCGCCAGCTTGCCGATGTCGCTGGCAATGAGCGTCACGCACGCGAAAATAGTGGGGTTCTGGATGATGGTGTCGACGCGGATCTCGTCGTCACGCTGCCAGGCGCCGGAGTAACGCTCGCCGATGATCCAAGAAAACCAGCCGGCCATCCCGCGGTTGTCCACCGGAGCCAGCACGGTGTTTTCTTTCCGCACGGTCAACCCGGTGAAAGGGATGCGCATTTACTTCGACTCCTCGTCGTCCGTCTGGATGTCCGACCGCGCGTAATTGACGCCAGCAGTCATCTGCTTATTCCGTGAGCCCTTGGGCCGACCGCGCCGACGCGGCGCTTCCTCGCCGCCAACCTCGGCCACGTTGCCGGTACCGATGAGCAGCCGACCGTATTTTTCCTCGATCGAGAACTCGTCGCCCGGAGCGTACCGCGTTCGACCGATGTCCGTGCGCTTCAAAGCCTTGACCTGCATGCTATACCCCATAAAAAGCCCGGGCCCCGAAAGGCCCGGACTCTAGGTTACGCGCTTACGCGCCCCAGTTGACGCCGGTCAGGTACGCCACGCCTGAGTTGCGACGACGGGACCAGTTGCAGAAGCGGTGCGCACGGAGCGCAGTGCTGTCCGTCTGGAACATCGAGACCAGGCTGGTCGCAGTGCCGTTGGTCGAGTCGTTGGTCGGGTTGTCGAGCATCTGGATCGATGCCTGGTTGGAGAAATCCACCGTGGCCTGGCCGTCATCCGACAGATACACATCGGAGGCGTTGACCAGGATGAACAGCGCGCCGGCGGTGTCGCTGGCCACGTAGTTCGACACGATGAGCGGGACACCGCCGAGCGAGCCGCCGCGAGCCGTGACGCCCGGGAATTCCGGCTGGCCGAGCGGGTTCTGCATGGCGGCCAGCGAGCGGGCCACCTTCGGGGTCGTGATGTACACCGGGGTGTTCATCGGGTTATTGGCCGCATCGGCCAGCGCCCACAGCGCATTGATATCCGCGCGCACGTCGGCCGCCGTATCGCCTGAGGAGGCAATGCCGGTGATGCCGTTCGTGATCGACGCCGGGGAGACGTTGGCCGCACCGGCAAAGGCCGGATCGATGAAGCTCTCGTCCATCCGCTCCTGCAGGCAGTCCGCCAGCGAGTCGCGCACATAGAGCTCGGCGGACGGATCCGAGAAGCGGATAAGCTCGTCGGTCAGGACCGCGATGGCCGCAACCTTGAACCAGCCGTGGTAGACATCGTTGAAGCCGAACGCCGTCACCGGCTTGGGCTTGCCTTCACCGACCCAGTAGCCCGTGCCACCGGCGGTCTGGCCCTTGATATGCACGTTGAACGGAATCTGGCGCAGGGCCGGGACGCCGTTCTGGCCGAACTGGCCGATGATGGTACGGCTGCGCAGGAATTCCACGAAGTCGCCGGAGTAGTTGTTGTACTCCACGAGGGGTTTGGCGTACGGGTCATTGATGGTCGTGCCGGCGTTGACAGCCGCCTTGAGCATCGTTTCCACGCTGCGTCCGCCAGTGAAGGACAGGATCCGCGACACCGGGCTGTCTTCGCCGTAATGCGTGCGGGCGATGTTGGCCGCCTCATGCATGTTGCCCTTGGCCGCGAAGACAGCCATGGCGTGACGGGCAAATAGGATGCCCGGCTCGAGCTTCTCGGCCGCCTTCACGATGGCGCCCTCACGGGAAGCCGCAGCCGCAGCCGCGTTGGGGTTCTGGTTGACCGGCGTGGCCTTGGCCAGAGCGGCCATGGTGTTCAGGCGGCCCAGGTGGGTATCGATCGTCTTGATCTCGGCGCCCAGGCGCTCGAACTCTTCTTCCTGCTCGGCGTTGAGGGTCGAGCCGTCAGCGCCGGCGGCGGCCATGATGGCTTCGAGGCGCGCAGCCTTGGTCTCGCGCTCGGTCTGGAACTGCTTGATCTGGTCCGCGGTATTCATGTGCGAATGCTCCGAAAGGGAAAAATTGGGTTTGGGGTCCGGAACACTGGACAGTTTCACGGTGCGGGCCGGGGCTTTCTGGCCGAGAGACTTGATCAGTGCGGCCCGCTCGGGGTCGTCGCTGGGATTGGGCAGTCCGAGGGTGCGCGCGATGGCAGCACTATCCAGGGACTTGAAACTGGTGATGACGGCATCCGCCTGGGCCGGCACGGCCACGAGGCTCAATTCAAGCCACTCCCACGCGGTGAAGCGCAGGCCGCCGGTCTTTAGAAGTTCCACGCCGTCCTGCAGCGCCCGGAAGCCGATGGAGACGGCGCCGATCAGCTTGTACTTGAGGCTGTGCCACGCCTCGTTTGTGCGGTCCTGAATGACGCCCTGCTCGCTCACGATGGGGATCGTAGCGGTGAACGGGATGCCCGCCTTGGTAGGCTTGGCGAAATCGACCGTGCCGACTGGAAGTGAATTGTCGTGGTAGAGCAGGAACGGCATGGGAGTTTTGAATACTGCGCCCATCGGTTCAACAATATCCCCCATGCGGTCCGGGGTCGGCGTGCTGGCAATACCGGTGATCGTCCGCCGCTCCTCGTCAATGTCCTTGACGGTCAGCAGGGAATAGGCTCGATTGGTCATGAAAATATTCCCTGGGACGCGGGTCGCTGGCGGTAGGCTACCGGATAATCAAAATATTTGGTAGGCCTTGGTTTCCTTCGACTCTTCGAGCCCCACGCCAAGGGACATCAGGAACGCACAGAAATCATCGATCTTTTCGGCCGACCGTTTCTTGCTCGGCGCGTTATTGAGGTTGTCGTCCTGCTTCATAACCACGTTGGAGGCGCACCAGGCCAACACGGGGTCGCCGCCATGGGACAGCTTACCGCCCATATAGGCCGCCTCGGCCGCCTGCACCGCCGGATGGTAGGACCGGGTTCCTTGGATGAACTGGACGAACTCGACGCCGGGCACGTCGTCCTCAACCAGCTGGTTGACCAAGGTCTGGGCGTTCCAAGTATCAAAACCCACCTTGGCCGGGCGGAATTCCTCTAGCACGGCTTTAATGTCGGTCCGGACCACGGCGTAGTCGGTCACATTGCCTTCGGTCTGCTTGAGGTGGCCGGCTGCGACCCACGCAGCATAAGGCGTGGTTCCGCGCTCGGTGCGCTGCGCGACGGCCGTGGATGGCACCCACCGCCACGCGTGCGTGAAATACTCGCCGTCCACAAGCCAGGTGAGCCGGAAACTGGTCAAGTCGGAGGTGCTGGCCAGGTCCAGGCCGCCCCAGCATGGTTGGCCGCGGAGTTTTTCCAGATCGACCGGGCCATTGCACGCCTTCCATTTCATCACGTCGACCCACGCGTGGGCCGCCGCCGCCGGTCGGTTGAGTCGCTTGATCTTGAACTCGCCGAGCTTGCCTGGCATCTGCTTGGCCTCGGCCGCTTCCTTGGCGATCGCATCCCGTAGCGGCTCGCTCACGTCCCAGAGGGGGTTGGCCTTGGGCCAGCACGTTGGGTCGAATTCCTTGTCTTCGTCGTCCACTGCGTAGAAGGCGACCAGGAAATGATCGTGATCGGTCATTTCCAAAACACCGGTCAGCAGTTGCTTGGCGTAGCGCCGGATATCTGCCCACGGGCCGGGGTTCTCGTATCCCTCGGTCGTGGTGAACAGCCACAGGGGGCTGCGGCGCGCGCCGGCGGCGGACTGCAGGACGTTCAGGAGGTCTGCCGTCTTGTGGGCGTGGATCTCGTCCAGGCCCGTATGGCTGGGATTGAGGCCGTCCTGCGTGGACGCCTTGGCGTGTACCGCCTTGAACGACGCGCCGATCTCCAACCGCGTGATGACCTTGGCCATGACCTCGAGCCCGAACGCGTCGACCATTTCCGGGCTGCGGTGCGCGATTTTCTGCGCGATCTTGAGGATGATGCTCGCCTGGTCGTACGTGGTCGCGGCGGTCACGATCTGCGCGCCCGGTTCGTCCTCGCAGCACAGGCAGTACAGCAGGATAGCCGCAGCGAGGCTGGACTTGCCGTTCTTGCGGGCAACCGCCAGCAGAGCGCTGGTGAACCGGCGCGCGCCGTTCTTGCGCGATCGGAAGCCGAACAGCTGGACCAGGAACCAAATCTGGGACGGGTGTAGGACCATTTCCTCCGTATCCCACGTGCCCTCCACATAGGGCAGCTTCTCGATAAAGCTGCACGGATCCGCCGCGTGCCACTCGTCGAACACGAAGGCGCAGACTTTGGTGGCGGCGCGCTTACGGTCCGCCAGGTAGCGCTTGGCCGCCGACCGGATCAGCTTGCCCGTGAACGCGCCTTTTTTGTCCGCGACAACCGATCGGGCATAGTCATCCGCGATCTGGACGAAATTACGCGGACCGCTTGCCGTTGTCGGAGAATTTGTTCTTGGGCTTTTCTTGGCCAATGGGGCGCACCTTGCCTTGCGCAACAGGAGTCAGGCCGAAGTCGTTCACGAGTGCGCGATACTGCGCAAGCGTGGCGGCGTTGGGAGAAATGCGGCGCGCCCACTGGTCCACAATATCGCCATGCACGGCGCAGAGCGCGCCGAGGGCGGATAGCCCGGCCTGGGTGAGCAAACCGGTCTTGTGGAGGATGGGCGCTAGGCGGTCCCACTCTTTCACGGCGTGCGCGTTGGGCAACCAGTCCGGAGCGTCGGGGATGTCGGCGATGACATCAAATTCCACGCCTTCGACCGCACGGTCCTTGCGGAACGTGCCTTCCACGATTTTGAGACGATCGGGCTTTCGGACGGGCATGGGCGGAGCCTACCTCATAGGTCCCTCACGCGGTAGTGGTGGCGTGCGTGGAGGGCTGTCAGTGTTTCCCAGACCGGACAATGGCGGGTAGATCGACGGTCAACGTGGCATTGTTGGGATATTTTGGTTGACTGTGCGATAAATTGGC